CTCAGGCAGATCGCTCGCGTCGAAGGCTTACCCGCTATGTCTAGTGTTTGTAAGTGGTTAGGATTGCATCCTGAATTCGCGGAGCAATACGCACGCGCGAGAGAGCTTCAAGCAGAGCGATTCGCTGACGACATCATTGAGATCGCTGACGATAAGAGTGAGGACGTTTACGGAGAGCTGGAGATGCCCAATAGTGTTGCAGTCGCTCGCGCAAAGCTCCGCATCGACTCTCGTAAATGGATCGCGTCGAAGCTCTTGCCGAAGAAGTACGGTGATAAGTTGCAGACCGAAGTATCTGGCCCCGATGGTGGGCCTATCGCTGTGACGGTGGACCTGTGAAATTGAATGTAAAGGTGTCGAAGTGGGGATGTTTAGTATATGACGACCCTGATGGTGTGCCGATTCCAGCGAGCATGAACCCCTCAGAATGGAAGCGGAGAAGGATGCTTCCTTCGTTCGGGCAATATCAGAATCAGGGCTTTGCATTTTATAGAACCCACAGTTTGGTTAAGGTGGGATTTCTCGATTTGCAGCTTTCCGTATTCCGGCGAAGGCTTGAGACATGAGCACGGCTGACCTGTTCATGACTGCCCTGTGTCTATGGCGCGAGGCGCGTGGCGAAGGTACTGAGGGCATGACTGCGGTGTGCTGGGTGATTCGCAACCGCACATTGAAGCATGGCACGACCGCTTACGCCGAGGTAGTGAAGAAGTGGCAGTTCTCATCGATCACTGCTGCTGGCGATCCTGAGTTGATTGTTTATCCGGCCATGCAAGACGAACAGTTTGTCCAGGCGCAGAGCATTATCGATCAGGTGTTTGCTGGCACGGTGCCTGACCCGACCGGCGGCGCAACGCTATACTACGCAACGTCTATCCCTTTCCCGGCAAGCTGGAACAGGAGCGTTATCACGCAAACGGCCCATATTGGCCGACAGATTTTCTTCAAAGAAGCATAGGAGCATATCGCATGAATTGGTCAGCATTAGCGGCGGTGTGTTCGCTTTTGGGAGTGTTCGCGACAATCATCGGGGTTGCATTCATCTCGGGCCGTATGACGGAAAAGATTGGCGAAAACACTATGAAGACGAAGGAGCATGCGGATATCATCGCGGTTCATGGTGGCCGACTCAATGACCACGACGTTGCTCTCGGTGAGATTCGCGCTTACCAAAAGGGTTTCAGTGCAGCCGCTCAAGTGAGCGGAACGAAAGATGCGTGAAGCTCTCAGAGTTGATGCAGCCGACCGACCGGCAAAGAGACGCATTCAAGGCCAGTCGCGATCATAGATTCACGCTGTACGGCGGCGCCGCAGGCGGCGGCAAGAGCTACTTTCTACGCTGGTGGTGCTTGCGAGAGCTGCTTTATCTCTACGCAGTTACGGGCATCAAGGGCTTGCGTGTTGGGCTGTTCTCAATGGACTATCCCACGCTGACAGATAGGCAGATAAGCCGTATCAATGCAGAGTTTCCTGAGTCGTTGGGCAAGCTGGCCAAGACGCAGGCAGACGGCTACAACTTCAAGCTGAAGGACCATCTAGGCGGTGGCACGATCGCGCTGCGCAACCTTGACGACCCCAGCAAGTACCGCTCGGCAGAGTTTGCCGGCATTGCTGTTGAGGAGCTGACAGAGAACCAGCTTCAGATGTTCAACGATCTTCGCTTCCGCCTTCGCTGGCCTGGCGTTGATCGTCCCAACTTTGTGGCGGCTACGAATCCAGGCGGCAACGGACATGGCTGGGTAAAAGCACTGTGGATCGATCAGGACTTCAAAGACACGCCAGAACTTCTACCGCTTCAGAAAGAGTTCGCATACGTCCCGGCCAAGGCGACAGACAACCATCACCTGACCGGGCAGTATTACCAAGACCTTCTGACGTTGCCAGAGCAGATGCGCAAAGCGCTCGCTGAGGGTGACTGGAATGTGTTTGCGGGCCAGTTCTTCCGTGAGTGGACAGAAAGCGTTCATGTCATTGATGCCTTTGAGATTCCGTGGCACTGGAAGATCAAGCGATGCGGCGATTGGGGCTACAAAGACCCTTCGGCGTTTCTGTGGGTTGCGTGTGCGCCCGATGGCAGCCTCTATGTGATTGGTGAGTGGTACGGCTCGGGGTATTCGATCAAGGATCAGGCCGCCGCCATTCACGAGTTTGAGCGTGGCAAGAATGTTGAGAAGATTGGCGTTATTGACGATCAGGCATTCCAGACTACGGGCATAGGCACACCGATTGCTGATCAGTTCCGCGAGTATGGCGTGTATTGGAGTCCTTGCACGAAAGGACCGGGCTCACGCGTAGCCGGATGGAACATGATTCGCAAGGTGCTGCAATACGACCGTGGCGAAGATGGAACGATCACGCGGCAGCCGATCCTCAGGGTGCTGCGCGGTGCGGCTCCGAAGTTGTGCCAGTCGATCCCAGTGCTGGTGCATGACAAGAACAAGGTTGAGGACGTGTCAGAGACGACCGACTTCGACCATTCACCGTCAGCGTTGCGCTACTTGCTGATGGAAGGCATACAGCCAGCCAGGACGCCGGACGAGGCGATGAGCACCGAAGACGCCGCCATGCTGGCATGGGCGAGAAAGCAGGGGAAATCGTGATTACAAACCACCTGACGTGCTCGCCGGAAGAATTTGCCGATGCAGAGGCAACCTATATGTGGCGCTGGCTGCGAGTGCGAGCATCGATGGGGAATGGCCTTCTAAAGTTCACGGATCGCGAATGGCACCATTTTCGTTTACTCACATCTTTTGGACTCAAGCGTGATAAGTGCGGCATGTACGAGAGGCATCCAGTTGCGTAACTGCACTCAATGCCACAAGCCTGACGCGCCCCGGCTGGAGTTCGATGCAAGCTGCAAAGGCAAGTGCGATCCACGCGCCACGGAAGACCCGGCAACGCACTCTGACGACTGCCCGCGCATCTCGCATGAGGTTGTTCTGTATTACAAGCTGGTGAAGCAGGTTGATTTGGTGCGGACAGAGGTAAGCCCGGAAGGCCAGTTGCCGCGTTCGCTGCTGCTGGCTGGATGGAAGCTGGTCAGAGATGGCCGCGACCAGTTCCGAGTGAAGATGCTTTGCCGTGACTGTATCGGCCTCGAAGTGCAGAAGGATGCCTCGCGCAAAGAGTACCAGGCTAAGTGCGCTGCGCTGTTGGGGCAGACGAACAAGAGTTATTCGCAGATGCTTGCGCAGGCAATTTAGGAGAAGCCCATGACTGAAACCCAGGAATTGGAAAAGGCTCGTATAGATATCGCATTTCTCAAGGATGTGATTGAGGCCCTGAAGAAAGATTGCAAGAAGCTGCGCGCCTTATTGGAGGCCAAATAAATGTCCGCTATCACCATTGATGTAACGATTGCCTCGACAGGCGTACCGCAGAAGATCGCGCAGACCGGATTGCCAGCCCTCCCCACTGTCACTATGGGCGGCGTGACCTCTGTTGCCGGTGGAGCAACGCAGACGCCTTCGCAGATTCTCTTTCAATCCAGCGCGACCAATACGGCGGATGTTGTTGTTCGGGCCGGTGTCGGCGGCGGCCTGGTGCTGGTCAAGGCTGGGGCGATCATCGACGTTCGACCGCAAGGCGGCGTGACCCTTGATGACTTCTCGCTGGTCGGCACTGCAAACGACGTTGTTCACGTAATGCTGGTGGGCTAAATGAAACCTGTGTGCCTCGTCTGTGGTGGTGCGGTAGTGCATGGCAACATCTACTGCTCGGTGAAATGTGCAAAGCAGAAGCAGGAAGAGAACGAGGCCAATGCAGCGGCTTTGGTCGACGCCGGGTTTGTTCAGGATACGGACACGCCCAATGTTTACCGGCGCGACGGCGTTTCAATCACGATGGAGCATATCAATGCCGATGGAATGGAAAAAGTTCTTTCGCACCACGAGACAGTCACTGCCATCCGCGCCCACGCCCTTGGAGTCCGGGCATCTGAGCCGGAAGCTGCAGGCGCAGAACCAACAACTCACTGAGCACCTGCTGAAGGCGCTGGAAAACTCTCAAGCCTTGGCCAAGCAACAGGCCGACACGCTGGACAGGATTGTGCAGTCGAAGTTCGACCTCCCCCTGGTAGCGCCGGTGCGCGAGATTGCGCCGAGTGCGCCGATGTTTCCCGCGAGTCAGTTGGGCGACCTTTTCAACATTGAAGACGATGGCGCATTTATCAAGGCCGCATCGTCGCTAGAGCAATAACTTTGAGGACACCCCTTGGATACTGAGCAGACAACTCCGCAAAATACGCCTGCTCAAGACGCTTTGGCGAAATGGGTCTCGACCCGCTTCAAGGCGCTCGCCCGTGGGCGCTGGGCCGAAGAAAGAGAATGGTTCCAGGCGGCGATGTTCGACCAGCTCAAGCAGTGGCTGGAGAACACGAACGACGGCTCCAAGCGGTTGCAGCCCATCAAGGTCAGCAAAGACACGAAATGGCCGATGCCGGTGTCAAACCACTTCTCGAAGGCGATCTCGACCAACTCGAATATGCTGGGCGCTGCCGTGCCGGAGATGTTCGCGCAGTCTGATAACTACGACTCCCGCAACCGTCGCGCCGCAGAGGCAGCCGAGCACGCCATCGACGCAGCCAACAAAGAATCAGGCATGAACATCCTGGTCCCGATCCTTGCTAAGCAGACCGTGCTTTGGGGATTGGGCGTAACCAAAGACACCATCGCGTTTGACCATTCGACCGATGAAGTTCCGCAGATGGAGCAGCCGGAGCCGACGATTGGCCCTGACGGCCAGCCAGTTGAGCAGGAGCCGCAGGTAGTCGGAGTGGAGCAGATTCCTTCGCCCAGACTGAAGACAGAATTGCCGATGATCTTTCAGGTTTACCTTCCGAGAGATTGTCAGGATGCGAACCTTTCCCCGATTGTGATTGAGCGGCCACGCCTGGATGTCGGGCTGGCACGTGAGCTTTACCCAGACTTTGCCGATGCGTTGAAGAAGGATGAAGGCGATACCACCGATTCACTGGCGCAGTTCTTCATGAATTCTCTGCGGTCGCTGGCGTATACAGCGAAGGACGAGTCAGAAGACAAGATCACCCTGACCGAATGCTGGTGTGACTGGAACATGCTGGAGAAGGACGTTCAGACCGCGATTGAGGCGGAATGGGATGAGCCTTCGACGCTGTATCCGAACATGAGCAAGCTGGAGGCGGCGGTTGAGTTTGGCCTGTTCGTTTGCCTGTGGAATGACACAGTTCTGGAGTGGGGCGAGAACCCATGGGACGGCGACAAGCCGTACACGTTCTACCCCTGGCAGAAAGACGTTGCCAGCGTCTATCCCAAAGGCTTGAGCACTGAATTGGTGCCGCTGCAGAAGCAGTTGAATCGCATCGACAGCCTGACGGAACGGGCGATCATGTCGAACGCGGCTGTAAAGCTGTTGATGCCGAATACGCAGCAGAGTGTTTCGCAGGTCTCGGGCGATCCGGTCGAAGTGGTGATGTGGGACCCGATTGGAGATGGCAAGGTGAAGCCTGAGTTCTTCGGCGGCAAGGCTATTGATTCGCTGGTGATGGCGAAGCGCGCGCAGATTGTGGCCGACTTTGCCGAACTGAGCTATTCCAACTCTGCCAGTGAAGGGCAGATACCCGGGTCCGGTACGGCTTTTCGTGCTTTGGCATTTGCTTCAGCCAAGGCAGAAGAGACGCGCAAGACGCAGCGCTATTTGTGGGAGCAGGGCCATGAGTTACGCGCCCGCAAGATTCTCAAGATGGCCAAGCGAGCATGGAGCGAGCCGCGCAAGATTCAGACTGCCGGATTCAACAACAAGTACGGCGCGCAGTTGATTCAGGACTCCGACCTCGAAGGCGAGTACGAGCTGGATGTGATTCAGGATTCCAGCAGGCCAAAGACGCAGACCGAGAAGATGGAGACCTTCCAGCTTCTGCTTCAGGGTGGCTTGTTGAGCCCGCAAGATCCCGGTAACCGCGAGTACATCACGGACACGCTTGGGGTAAGCGACTTGAACCTCACCAATCACCTTCAGTATGTGAAGTCTGAGAGAGATTTGCAGTTGGTGAAGACGGGGACAAAGCCGCAGGACAACCCGTTTATGAATTACGGGATTCACTTCCAGACCTTCAGCGACTACATACAGACGGAAGAGTACGAATCTCTCGACCCGCAGTTGCAGCAGGGGCTTTCGATGTACACGACATGGTTGCAGCAGATGAGCTTGCCGCCCGCGGCGCCACCGGGTGCGCCGCCTGCTGGTCCTGCTGGTCCGGCTGGTCCGGCCAAGACTGGCCCCGAGCACCCGATGAGCAAGGCGATGGCGGCCAAGGGCGGCGTTGGCGGTCAACCGGCAGGGCATGTGCTGGGTCAGGTTCCGGGGCAGTCGGTCAGTCCCGGTCAGGTTCAACGCGCAGCAGAGATCGAGGGAATGCAGGTCGTTCCTAATACTTCAGGTTCCAACTAAGGAGAAATCATGGCAGCTACCGTTTCCGTCATCAGTTCCGCAGTACCCGGCGCATCCGTCCAGAAGTTGGTTACGGTGGCGCTCGACAATGCCTACCCCAACCCCGCAGGGTACGTCTTTACCCCGGCCAGCTTCGGCCTCACCGTTTTGCGCAAGGTTCTATTCAGCACCTTCGCATCCATCGCGGGCGCGGCCTACCAGGAAGCCATTATCCCGACGTATAACGCTGACGGCGTAACCATCGCCAGCTTTGCGTTGCATCTGATCGTCGGCTCGACCGGAGTTGAAGTTGCCAACGGCGTGAACGTCTCGACTACCAGCGTATCTCTGATTGTGGAGGGGAACTAATGGCGACCTATCAACGCAAAGCATTGACGGTAGAGGCGCGGGTCTATGACGGCCCCAAGCTGACCGTTGTGAGTGATGAGAAGGGCATTCAGACGGCCAACCCGGGCGATTACCTGATTGGCACGGAGCGCGGCAAGGTCACAGTGATGACCAAGGCCGATTTCGAGAAGGATTACGAAGCGGCTGGGACAGAAAAGGCGGCCATCGTCGTTCCAGGCCCGGTTGTGGCTCACTTCGACACCATTGGCGAGGCACAGGATTACGTCACAGCCAATGTCAAGGCCGGTGATGAGTTTCAGTTCACGGTTGGGTCAGATCCGACCATTCAAACAGCGCAGTAAAAACCAAACCTAAGTCGACCTCCTCTCGATAGGAGGTTTTGGCTTGAAGGAGATGCAATGGGAATCATCGCTTTGGCAATTGAACAGACGCTGACTTATCAGGGAGGCGTGAAAGAGGCATACAACCGTGGCTTCAATAGCGGGAGCGATGCAGGCTTCGCAAAAGGCTATGCGGCCCGCATCGCAGAAGACCGCAAGGACGCACCGCAGGTAGCCAAGCCTGAGAACCCGCGCATCCGCGCTAAGAAAGGCGGTAAGTAATGGACGAGCCCATTGTTGAGACTCCGGTGGAAGCAGCTCCAGTTGAAACTACGCCCACCGAAACGCCTGTCGTCGCCGACCCCGCCGCCGCCGCGCCCGAGCCGAACGACCTCGAAGCCTATCTCGCGGAGCAACTGAAGGACGAGCCTGCCCCGGTCGACCCCGCCGCCCCGGTCGCGCCTTCGGACGAGTTCAAGCAGGTTCTTAGCCTGTCTGAATACGTGAAGGAGCCTGCCCACGTTGAGGCCGCTGTACGGGCTGCCACAGAGGTTTGGGAAGTCGCAAACGGCAAAGTTCCGGCCAGCACCATGCTCGAAGGAATGCGCGCCGGGAATCCGCAGGGGTTTGAGAAGGTTGTTGGCGACCTCATCCCCTACATCGAGCAGATAACCGGGAAGAAGTTTGGAGCAGCGGATGCGAACGCCGCGCCGGACCCGGTGGCTGAGTTGCGGGCAGAGATTGCCGCGCAGAATCAGCAGGCAGAGCAGCAGCGTCAGCAGGCAGATTACGCGCGGACGGTCAACCAGGTTGCGCCGACCTTCCGAAAGGCCATCAGCGAGACGCTGGGCAAGCAGTTCGGCGAAGGGCATGAGGAGTATTTCATCGGGCGCATCTCGCAGATCGTGCCTGAAGCCAAGATGGTCGAAGCGTTGGTGAAGGGCGACATGAAGCCGCTTGAATCTGCGATGAAGCAGGTCAAGATGGAAGAGTTGAAGCGCTTCAAGTCATATAGCGATGCGATTACCAAGCAGTCCAAAGAATTTCGCAAGTCACTTCCTGCGGCCAAGGGCGGCTCGGTCGTCACGCCACCCGCTGGGAAGTTCGACATGAGTACCACTGAAGGCAGGCTGGCTTATGCCAATGCCGCCTTCAATGGCGATATCTAACCAAGTTTCTCGGCAATCCTTTGCATTCCAGCCTTCCACTCGATTGGGGCTGTTGGATGACTCTGCTGCGCTGAAAAAGCCGAAGGAATCCCCTGCGGCCAAATCAATCAAAACGGAGCAAATCCAATGGCAGATGCAAATACAGTAGCCCGTATCGGGGGGATTCTAAAAACCACTTACGGCCCCCTCGTCGAGGAACAGCAGAACAACACAGCATTCACCCGCAAGCGTTACGGGAAGGCTGATAACAGCTATTTCCGCGCCCCCGGTCTCCAGTTCCAGTTCCCGGCCCGTATCGGCGGAAACCGCGCTGGCGTGACCGCAACCCTCTCCGATGACGCCCTCCCCACCGCCGGACGCCAGCAGGAGAAGCAGTTCGTCGTCAATGATCGCGGCTACGTCGGCGTTATCAAGATGTACGAAAAGGACATGGACAACGCCACGAAGAACTTCCAGAGCTTCATCTCCCACAAGGAAGATGAAATGAAGGGAATCACTCGTGACATCCTGAAGCAGATCAACATCGACCTCGCGGCCGGTGATGGTTCGGGCATTCGCGGTACCATCGCGGCTACCACGACCAGCGCCACGCAGACCCTCGCGGTCGGTACGACCTACGGGCAGTTCGGATCGCAGTATCTTCAGGTCAACGATGTCATCGACATCTACGACTCGACGCTGACGACCAGCCGCACCGCAGGCGCCGGTGTGACCGTCAACAGCATCACCCGCTCGAGCGGCGGCGGCGCGGCCACGGTCGTTCTGTCTGCCTCTACGGCGTGCACGGCTGGCGATGTCGTCGTCAACAACAAGGGCAACGTCAACAAGGCGTATGTCGGACTCTACGGCATGACCCACAACCAGGGCGTGACCTTCCAGGGTCTTTCTACGACCACCTACCCGCAGTTGCAGGCCAACCGCATCAACGCGGGCGGCCAGCCGCTGACGGAAGGGCTGTTGCGCAGTGCGCAGACCGTGGTAAGCGTCATCTCTGGTGAAGAGATCGACGAATACCTCGCCTCGCCCGCGCAGTATGACGCTTATGAGGCTCTTGCATTCGCTCAGAAGCGCTTCATGACGACCACCGTCGACAAGGGCTTTACCAGCCTGAAGTTTGGCGACAAGGACTTCGTGAAGGACGTTGACGTTCCCAGCCCGGTCATCTACGGCCTGAAGCGCTCCACCATCAAGTTTGGTGAAGTCTCGCCTCTGGCCTTCAGCGATCAGGACGGAAGCGTTCTGAAGTGGGTTCCCGGCTATCAGGCGTACACCGGCTACATGAAGGAGTACGGCAACATGATTTTCACCCACCCCAACCAGAACGTGTGCATCGACACGCTCTCCTTCCCCATCGCAAATCCAGCTTATTCGAGGTAAGGAATCGTTTAGGCTGCATGGTTTCTGAATTCGCCATGCAGCCTAACGGCTTCAGCTATATACGCCTGATTTGCTTCTTCTGGGGTAAAGAAATACCCAATTATTCTTCCGTTTATCGCAGCTCTCCACTCTTTCCAGCCTTTTCCGCGTCCGCGTTCACACTCACGGTAAACGCCTTTGTACCCACTGGTATTATCGGTCCGCATTTTTCGATTTAGGTTGTTTTGCTGGCAAGTGGCCTCACGTAAATTGCACCGACGCGTATCGAGCGTATTCCTGTTGACGTGATCTATCTGCATCATTTTTGATGCCGCTAGAAGCTCCCGATACATGAACACGCGCACTTGCTTTCCAGGCGCCAGTGAAATGTTTCGTTTTGGGCGAAATTGATTAGTGTTCCGGTCCCAATCTGCAAACCAATTCCATTGCGACAACCACTCTGCATCGTCTCTATCAATCAAGGCGTATTGGCCTTTGGTGAGTTCGATGTAGGCGATAGACGGGCCAACAGGGAGAATGGGTTTTCTAACGCTATACTTACTTTGCATGGGTGTCCCTCCGTGGACTTTGTGCAGGTTGAGCGTTAGCGCGCTCCCTGCAACCATGCATATATTCTAACCGATCACCCCCAAAAAATGGAGTTTTATGGACTTGATTGTTCCAAGTTCGTGCCGCACCGTGCCTGCATGGTTCGCGCAGCGGTTGAAGGATGCCGACCGCAACCTCATTACCTATTTCAACCCCATGCGCAACCGCTGGATCATCGATCGCTGCACGCGCACTGACCTGCACGACACCCACACCAATGAATGCCCAAAGACGAATGTGATGATCCTTGCAACTGAGGATGGCGGCTATTTCCCGCTGTGCGATGAAGCACTGGACAGGATATTGAGCATGGACGCCTGGCGCGCTGCGGGGAGTTACGAACAGTTTCACCGCAACCGCATTCGGGTAGAAGCGGAAGACGCGGCAAAGCGCGAGGCCAAGATCGACACGCTCTACCGTGAAGCCTCGCTCGATAACAAACGGCAGTTGAATCAGGCTTTCACGCTCATTCAGCGGCATGACACGGCAAGAATCAACCAGTAAGCCGTACCCCCTCGATGGGGCATGGGCTTTGGAGAAAACATGGCAACGTTCTATAACCCCGGCTTCACATTCAGAGAGATGAAGCAGTACGACAATCCTCTGACCGATTCCGTCACGCACAACAATATCTCGTACCTCGACCTGAAAGCGCCGGAAAAGTCGTTTTTTGAAGTCGCGGACCACGCAACCGTCACCGACGAGGCCGGTGAAGAGCATCAGGTTCCTTTGAAGCTGGCAAAGCTCATCAAGGAATGGTATGCGGAGCGTGGCGTTGTTCTCGTCAATCCGAATGCAAAGAACATCCAGGAAGACGATAACGTTGCCCTCACCAAAGAAGAGGCCAAGGCAAAAGGGCAACGGCTTTGGAACAAGTTTCTCCGCAGTAAAGCGAACGAGTATTTCGCCCGCGTCAGTGAGACTAAGGCAGCGGGCCAGCTCCCCGTACCGGCACAGGGATTGTTCAAGCGCGTGCTTGAAGAGTTGGGCATGAAAGACCCTGCGGATACGGTCGAGCAGATCATCCAGACACAGAGCAACACCGTCGACAACACCGAACTGATGCGCCAGGTCGCGGCATTGACCGCGCAGTTGAACCGTCTCGAAGGCGCGCAATCCAAAAAGGCAGGTAGCTAATGAATCTCGCTGGAATGTTCGCGCTGGCCAACTCGAAGAGCAGCTATTCGCGGCCTTCCAGTGAGATTTACGCTGCTTTGGATGAGGGAGGGTTTCTCGTCTATACCGCCGTGCTCAAGGAATTCTCCGGCTTCTTTCTGAAGTTTGATACCACCACGGTCGTTATGACCGCGGGCGTGACGGAGTACACCTTGCCTGCGGATTGTACGCAGCTTGTGCATGTGGCGGAAAGACTGAACACGTCGGAGCCATTTCTCCCCATGATCCCGGAAACGGTCGGCGCGGCGCTCGAGAATGCGCAGTCTTATGTTGGCTGGAACGATTGGGCATGGTGCTACGGCGAAGACAGCATGTTCAGCTA